GATCTAGATTGGCGACCGTGTAAACGGTACCAACAAGACCTTAAGATCATGTGATGAAGCAGCGCAAAGCTGGCGAATGAAGGGTAGAGGCCAAGAGGTTGACCAACGGTCCACCTCCTGAGTTTCTTGTCTGGGCATGCCCAGACGCCTCTAGAAGCATGATGAAATAAGTCACGCTCCCATTCGTCAGCGCCTAGCACTTCAAGTATGCCCAACTGACACTCTAGAGGTAGGTTGTTTGTAGCATCCGATAAGTCTATCGAATGCACAACTTTCCTTGACCTCAGAGCAGATTGGACAGCAAGAACACCGGCCTCTTGATCATGAGTGTAATCCTCACGGATAACTCTCAAAGCATTATAGAGACCGGACCCTAGCGGAAACAGTAAAGCCTGTACTGGCCTACTTGGATTCGCTATAGCCCTGAGCTTGTACCCTCCTTCCTGGATGTAGGACACGACCCCAAAGAATGACTCATCGTCAAACCGAGGATCTCGTATCTGATTACAAAAGGAAGAGAAGGGGAAAGCTCCAATTTCAGTGAGTCTTGTTCCCAAATCGGGCAGAATTCTGTCCCATGGGTACATTTTAAGACCTGGCTGCATGACCATAAACAAGTGGTCAATTAGCGTCATCTCTGACTCATTCCTCGTACTGTAAATGTGCGGGGAATCTGGCGCGTTCTTAGATGGACTGGATGTCCAAGAGCTAAGACCGCCATACCGAATTGTTGAGGTGATACTGTGGTCGATCCCGAAGGAGTCGACAAAAGTAACCTTCATGTTCTTGCCTTTCTTGAAGGCTCCGGTCAAAAACCGGTTCGCTTTTGCAGTATCAGCAAATTTCTTTGCTGATTCACGAAGTACAGTCCTGTCGATAGGTCTACGCATCATTGATGAGTAAAACTTATCGAGTTGAGACTTGGTAGGCTCATGAGCCTTAAACATGGTAAACATGTTAAGGACATCAAGTGCAACCTTGTGGGGGACCGAGTCCCTCCAAAGGTAACGGAATGGACCAGCAGGAGCATTAGCTCTTCGCTTGATCCTGAGTTGGGTTTCCAACCCAGCAACATCAGAGAGGTACATAGATTTCAGGCTCTTTAGCCTAGAAACTGTCCACTCTGAACCGGAACTTGAGACCCAGCATTCGACAGCGTCGAATATCTGGGATCCGACCCTTGGGTGTAACCCAAGGGCCGTGAGTCGACTGATGACTTTGGTGCGTGAAAACGCAACCGTGGATTTATCCATGGTTGTTACTTTCATAATCATACAATTAAATTGTTAATGATCGCATTAAGGTTGTCGACCAAACAACCTTTCAG